TTAAACTGCTATATTGAGATCAACCCCAGCCCCTCTCAGGTCGTCCAGCATGCTCTCGGTGGTCCTCTTGGTCTGGCAGTGCTTAGCGTAGCCGATAAAGCTGGCAACCGAAGAGCGAAGAGACTCAAGGCTTACCGCTCCCCTGGAATACAGATTAGCCATCTTTTTGAATCTGCGCCTTGCCGCCCGGACGTTCCTCTTGCGTGGCAAGACGTGCGTCCTCCACGCCCTGTAGCCCGCAAAGTCAACACCTTGAACAGCCGAATAAACCCGGCTCTTGTGGTTCAGGCCCAGGGATAGGTTGTCCCACAGCCAGTCCTCAAGATATCTGAGCAGGCCTTTGAGGTCTGATTTATCCTTGCCGATAACAACCCAGTCATCCATGTAGCGGGCATAGAATCTTATTCCAAGATCATCCTTAATATGATGATCCATTTTGTCCAAATATATGTTGGCTGAAAGCTGGGATGTAAGAGCCCCTATAGGCAGGCCGACAGCCCGGCGGCATGCCCCGATAATCTTCTCCCAGAGCTTCAAAGCCCTCCTGTCTCGAACGCCCCTTTCAACGAGGGTGAGCAGGGTAGAATGAGATATTGAAGGAAAATACTTACTAATATCGGCCTGCAGCACATAAGCCTGTCCCCATAACTTATGAGCGGCCCTGAGGTACCTTTGAATCCTGGATACAGCCCTGTGAGTGCCCTTGTCCTTCCTGCAGGCATAGGAGTCAAAAACAAATCGCCGCTCAAAAACAGGCTCAACGATATTATTCAAAGCATGATGCACGATCCGGTCAGAAAAGGCGGGCGCCTCGATCAGCCTCAGCTTCGGCCTGTACACGCAAAAGGTCCGGAGCGGCTGAGGCTCCCAGGTTTGCCAGACCAGATGGTTGTGAATGTTCAACAGGCCCTCTTCCCATCTCCTGGAGAACCTCAGAACCTCGTCAGTATATCTCTTCCCAGCTCTGGCCTTACGCCAAGCCAGGAGGAGATTATCCCAGTCGGCCACTTCGTCATAAATACTCCCAACAGATCTAGGCATGAAAAATCCTTTATATAATGACCCCGGCCACGTTGGCCATAAGGCTACTTGCCGCCAGGGTCTGTTTATCTTCCTCCAACGTGGAGAGGAACGCATTCCCGATTCCAAGAAGGATCGCAAGCAGGCAGGGCCATGACCCTGGCCTGTCGAACGAACCTGTAAAGGGTTCGCAGGCGCCACGAAAGCCGTTGTTGCCATTCTGATTCCACGGTTGATTGTTGTTCGTGCAACGGGCTCCGGCCTCGGACGAGTTCGTCCAATTGCCGCCGAAATTCGAGTGGCGGTAATGTTTATGAATGCGCCCCTGAAAACCGCCGGATCAGGCCGCCGATTATGCGGCCCAATTCAACCAGTTTTTCCGTAATTAACCTGAGCCTCTTATTGCTCAGGTAGCGTCGAGAATGGGCGTGCCGAATGAAGTGCTGAAGCATCTCCAGGCGGCAGTCAGTTTCCCTTGCCCACCTCAGCTTTTCCCTGATGTTCTTGGGGTGAATCTTCTGCATCCTGATCACATTCATGATCATTGTATGGACACAATTTTTTATCTGAGTGCAAAGGGCAAACTTTTCTGATTTTGGAAACCTTTCCACCACCGGAAACAGATAGTTGCTCATGTCGTCAATCTTTTGATAAAGCGTAAAATTCTGCATCAGATTTTCAGATTCCAGATTTCAGATTTACAGGGAATCGCAGGCGCCACGAAAGCCGTAGCCGCCACCCTGATTCCACGGGAGAGAGTTGGTCGCGCAACGGGCTCCGGCCTCGGACGAGTTCGTCCAATAGCCGCCGAAAATCGAGTGGCGCATTCTGGCTTGACCATGATTGTGCGCGCTGTCTTGCCCCTGATTGGCTCCCTGGTAGCTCCCCTGATCGTCTGCGCCATCATCAAGGAATTGCCACAAGTTTCCACTGGGCTGGTCAAGGCCCAGGCAAGACACACAATCAAACCCATAATCTGTATGGACGCCCGTATTCACCCGGCCACCGGCTCCAGTGGCTCCCTGGGGAACGCCGTATGCTGCAATGTACATCTCGCCAAGCGTCGGCAACCGCTTCCCGGCATTCCTGGCCAGCCTGAAAAAATCCCACCTGGCCACATCGTTGCAGTTCACCGGCTGAGCATTGATTTTAGATTCGCCCTTAGTCTCGGGCCAAGAGGCACCATCTACGCTGTTCAGGTAGATGTCCATCCAGACCGAGCCCTCGATGATCTCCACCATGCCGGTCGGCTCACATTTTGGCCGGTGAAGGAGATCCCAGACGCTGTTGGGGATAATGCCCTCCTGGGCGGCCTCTCCTGCCTGATACCTGTGCTCCAGCAGCCTGTATCGGCCATAATGAAAGCCAGCCAGGCGACGGCTGTTGTCAGCGTTATATCCACCTGGCCAGGTCGTATTCCTGGAGGTTTTTAGCTGGCAAATTGGCCCATCGTCATCCGGCCAAACAGCATAGACATAGATGTCGTCCCCGACTTCCAGCGAAACAACACTGCCGTCATCGTGCGCCAAAGGATCAAATCCATTCTGAGCCTGCAAAATAAAGCCCTTGCCATTCCCGCCAATATTAACCAGGCCCTCAGGGATATCCAGGGTGCTGCCCGCTCCCTTTTTGACCCGGCCCATCAGCTCTATATGACCAGCACCAGTTGCTGGAATAGCGTACACTTTTGACATTATTCACCCTCCATTTCCAAGATTGCAGCCTCAACTTCCTGAACAGTGAATCCAAGCCTGAAAATCCGAGACTGAGGATCTTCCAGTCGCACCTCCTGAACCATTCGCACCAGCTCTCCAGTCCCTTCATCATGCTCCTTGACGACACGATACTGATCGCCCGAATCTGCCTGCTCTTCAGATTCAATCTCTTTGTCAAAAGACCATGCCCACCTGTATAGCAGGGACTGCCAGTGCCTTTTGGCCCGCTGCTTGTCACGCTCCGGCAGGTCGCCCGACAAAAAAAGGGCTCGCGCTCGTTCATAGTCAGCCTTTGTTTTTAAAACCTCAGGGATTCCTCTCATTTATTCCTCCTCAACTGCAATTACCGGTATTCCCTCAACCATGCCCACAGCCCTGCGGGCAGCAATCACATTAATAGCCTGCGCGAGCTGATCTTCCTCTCCAATTGCCGGGACCAAATCTGCATCAGCGAGCACATTAATAAGCTCACGCTGCAGCATGTTGAAATACTCGGCCAGCAAAGGTGTTGCCCGGACGTTAGCGGCCGGATCTCCCTCGCGCCATCCATCCTCTGGCGTTACCCTGTCAGTGTATGCGCCGATCTTTTCCATTTAATCCTCCTCGATATATGCAACATTTAAATATCCCCATGACGGGGCTGCCTTATGCAGAACGCATTCTATGAGATCGTCCCCCCATGAGCGCAGCGCGTCCCCGATCTCGGCCTCGGAAATAACCGACTGCCGCACAACACCCTCGGGGATCAGGGCATCCCAGGCATGGTTCCACTCCTCGCCGTTCAGCGCGTCGCCGATTTCCGCGCCTGCATGCCCGGGGCCGTCGTACCATCCGATGACAGCCTCGCGGTGCTCAATAATCTCCACCCCGTCATAACCCAGCCCTGCAGCCAGATCTTTGTAGTCCTGGGGGCGCATCCCCCCCCGGCTTACGATCCGGCCAAGCAAAGCCTGGCGCCGCTCAGTCATTGTCTGCTCATCCGGGGCGCAGTCGTCGGGCAGCCCAAAACTGGACTCCCATTCTCCGAAAAGCTCTCTGGCCCGGCGCGGATCTGCCTCGCCCAGCATGGTCCTGGAGCGGCTGTCCACTCGCTCCAGTTCCCTGGACAAGCCATCCAGGAGCCTTTGCAGTACGCTGTCCCGCCTTCCGGCCAAAGCTGTTCCCGGGGGCAGCAGGGCGGTCAGTATTGCCTTGTAATCGGGCCTGCCTACAGCCATACAACCCCCTCGAAAACGGGCAGCTCTCCGGTGCCGTATTCCACATCCTCAGTAGGCCACTGCATATCGTAGTCCTCTACATCACCGGCAGCGCTGATTGCATGCCGCAGCCGGGAGATCTTGAGTTTGCCGCCGGGCCGTCCTTCCCTGCGAACAAAATCCTTCACGTTTTCCTCAACCATACTGCGCAGCTCCGGGGTGTCCGGGGAGAGCTCTATTTCCGGCTTAAAATCAATCAGATCAGGGGCCACCACATATACATCCGCCAGCACATTGCGGGCCTCATCAATATGCGTTTGCACCTCCTCCAGAAGCTGTGCAGGCGGTTGCGGCCCATCCTCGGCATCGTCGGCCACGATGCGCACCACGACTGTGCCAGGCCCCATGCCTTTGGGGTCCTCCCAGGCCCTGGTTACGCCGATGACCTCCAGAGCCCAGTCTTCCCAGTCGCCTGCCGCGCCGCCCCTGGGTATGCGCTCCCTGCGTCGCAGAATCCGCTCCCGCCAGCCGTCAATGCTTTCGCGGTCAGCACCTCCGTCCAGGCCGCCTTCGCCCACCTCGGCCTCGGAATCTATCCCTGCAGCCGGGGAAACCAGAGAAAGGGACGCCCCTGCATCCTGGTTGCCGTCTGCGCCGGGCTCCACCGCTTCCACGCTGACAATGGCCTCACCGTCCTGGATCTCCCCGGTTTCCACGGTAATGTATTCCTGGCCATCGTCCGCTTCCAGGGCCAGGTCCTCGGGAACTATATCGCCGTCCTCGCCTGTAAATACCACCTTGCCCGAGGCTTTGGACGCCTCGCGCCTGGGCACTCCGGCGCTGTGGATATGCAGCATGTCATCATCACAGGTCTGGGGAAACATCTGCCCCTCTATCCACTCCAGATATCCATAGAGTCCGTGCACGGCACCAGCCTCAACAGCCGCCAGCACCCTGCCCAGCCTCTTGTCCAGATCAGCCCTAGTCTCGGGCAGCCTGCCCAGAATGTCCTGGTCAACGCGCTGCACCAGTTCCTGCAAGCTTGGCCGTTTAAAACCCATTTAAGCCTCCATAGCCTCCCAGGCGTATTCAAACATCATTTCCTCGCTGGACCCGTCCGGCTTATGTATGCGAATCTTGAGCCCCAAAACACCGCGCCGGACATGCACTGCCTCTACACCCAACTTCCGGGCTGCGCCGTCCTCAACCAGCCATTCCAGGGCCTCACGTGCGTAATGCTCAGCCCTGCGCCGAACCTCTGCCGCCTCCTTTTCCCGACTCAGCAGCCACAACCTTGAGCCGACAGGCCGATCAAAAAATGTATCCGCCCACCATCCCCTTAGATCTCCGCCGCTTTCGGGCAGGTCGTCGTCCGGGTGAGCCCTGCGATCAGTAAGCAAAGACAGGATAACAGCGGTCTGCAGCGTGTTGTCCGGCCCTATATCTCCGTCACGGACCTGCATGTCCACTTGCCCGTCGGTTGTCACAAACAGTCCGAAATCCATTACTGCGGCCCCTCCGTGGTTGCCCCTCCGGTTTCCACTCCGCCGTGGACGTGGTTCTGCAGGGATATATTTCCGGCCACTATATCTTTGGTGGCATGAAATCCGCCCTGAACCTGGGCGCCGTCGCCCCCGCTGACCTCCATGCCCCCCTGAACCACCAGCTTTCCGGTGACGGTGAACAGGGGTGTGTCCGCCTCCACAGACCCGGACGCGGACACCTTTGCCGTTTCGCAGTCCACATCCACGCCCGGAGCCTCCACCTGCAGAGCGGACCCGGCCTTTACGCTTATAACCCGCCCACGCTTAAAAACTATCTCGTCCCCCTCGTCCGTGTACATGGCCACCTCTCCGGGCTGGAGCCCGGTCTTTCTATGACGGCGGTCGTCAACTGCGACCAGTGCCAGATGCTCCCGGACCCCGCCCACGCTGAGGGCGATGCCCTCGGCCCCGCTCAACGGGTGCGATGTAAAGCCGTAATTCTGAAATCTCTCCGCCCAGGCAGGGGAGCCTCCCTGCATGGTCACCTGGCTTGCCTGCATCTTAACTGAATCATCAACAATCTTGACCACTGCACGGCTCACCAGCAGGCGAATCCTGCGCCACATGGGGGCTGTGGTCCGCTGCATGATCCGGCGCATTGTACTCATTACCACCACCCCGTTTCTTCGGGCTCCGGCTCTGGAACGGGTACCCGCTCAAATGCCTCCGGAGGGTTGACCCTCAGCTCGGCCCTGCGGCCCTGCTCATCATCCAGGAGCTGCACATCGGATATGAGCATTTCCTTGTCCAGGCCCATATAAGCGTCTTTTACCGGAACCATATCCCCCGGTCTCCATACACCATGCTCGTGCCGCCAGCCGACAACGGTGTACGTTATGCCGCGCCCCCGCGCCCAGCGAACACGTGACTCCAGCTCCGCGCGCTGGCGACAGTCGGCCCGATCGACTACAGTATCGGCAACCACCAGCACCCGCCTGCTCCCCCTGATCCTGGGATCTTTAGCCCGGCCCCTGGGAGCGGCGACTGCCTCGCCGAAAAACCAGTCTGTACCAGGACTCTGCCCCTCAACTATGTATTCGGCAAAGCGGTCCCGGTCGGAAAACTCACCCCGGCCGCTCAGCACATTGACGCCTAGCTCCAGGGCAGTGCCTACGCTGCGCCGCTGCGCATCCGTAATGATCAGGCTGCCCCGAGGGTCTGAGACCACCCGCACACCCCTGTTTTTTGCGGCCCTGCCGATTGCCTCAGCCGGGCTTTCCCCGTCCTCGATGGAAAAATGACTGATCTTTTTGTCCGCCCCGGCCTCGTCGATCACATCCAGGCCGTATTCCTCGCAAATAGCGCGGACTATCTGCACCAGGGTGCGGTTTTCCCACCTCTTTTCCTGCCCGGAGCAGTCAACCAGGTCTCCTGCCAGGGACCTGCCGCTGGCGACAATGCGGTGGCGCTCCGCGTCATAATCCGGCAGCACGTCATCCAGGTGCCCGGTAAGCAGTAGGTCATCACCCAGGTAGACCTTGCACTTTTCCCCCGGGCGTATCGGTCGGGCCTGGGTAGTGCCGTCATCGCTCCAGCGCTCGGTCAATGCCAGCTCGAACCTGTCAGCTATCTGCTCCAGGCTGCGGCGGATCTCAATTTCCTGCCAGCCCTGGTGCCTTTGTGTTCCGATTTGCAGTATAACCTGGTCTTTAAACACTCAGCACCTCCAGCTCTATCCCTCCGGGCACCGCTCCCGGGTGCTTGATCTTGTTGCGCTTTACAATCTCCTGCTCCCGGCCGGCGTCCCCGTAAAGCTTATGCGCGATCACCACGCAGGGCAGGGTAATCAGAAATTCCCTGCGCGCCAGTCCGGGCAGGGCGGTTGATCGGCTGCGCAGGTCCCTGGAAACCTTGAGCCTCAGGTCAACCATTGCCTGATAAACTTTGTCCGGAACGGGTTCCGGACGCTTTATCTGCTGATCTATCAGGTCCAGCGTGATATTTTGAGCCTGCAGTGCCTCGTCCCGGCTTTCCCAGTCGGTTTCCGCGGCCATCTGGGCGCAGGCGCAGGCTGCGGCCCTGCCGATCAGGTCATTCATGGCCTGCTGGTTTTTGTTTCTCTGTCTGGATTCGCTGGTCCTGGCGGTCGGCTGCTGCTCGTCCGATCTGCTCCCCAGCTCTGCGTAATTCCTGGCCGCTCTCAGAGGTTCCAGCATGGTGTCCTTCAGCCTGTGGTAGCCTCCGATTATTGCCCCGGCCATGTTCAGCGGGGCGCGGATCTCTGCGGATACATACCCGGCAATATCGCCCACTGCCTGGTCCAGCTCCCTGACCCGCCTGCGGACTTCGTGTTCGGTTGCAGCCAGGCTTGGCAGGCTCAGGCCCTCGACAGACCATTCCTCCTCGAAATCAGCCTGGATTACCGCTTCCGCCTCTTCAGCCGCTTCCAGGGCCAGCCCCCTGGTGTCCACGGTTGTCCGTGGCAGCTCCGCCTCTCCTGCTTCGACAAAATCAATCTGGAAGCGGCACATGCCGCCGTCCCTGGTGGACTCGTTCCAGCGCGCGCTGGTCACCACAGCCTGGAATGTGCCCAGGTATGGATGTACCAGCTCACCGGGTCCGGGCTGCTCAAGGGCCTCAATGAGCTCGTCGCGGTCCAGATCGTAATCCGGCCCGATAACAAAGGCCTCGATGCGCCACGCCCGGGCCTTGCGCCCCAGGTCCTCGGCATAAGGACGGTCGCGCCTGGGGTATTCATGGACCACAGTCCTGCGTCCGCCCTCGGTATCTGCGCGCTGCACATAGAATCCGGTTCCCCGGAATGAGCCCCGCAGGGCCTCGTTTATGCGATCTTTCCAGCTCATATTATTTTACTGTTGACTTTATCGTTAATTGTTTAGTAAAAGCCGGACATCCCTTTTTTACCCTTTAACAAGTGAGCAGCGACATGAAGATATCACAAATGCTTGCCTTAATAGCTATTGCAGGCGGAGTGGCAGCAGGAATAGGGACCTATGCGCTTTTTCCGGACATCCATAATGCTGCCTATGTTGTAGTTGGTGCACTGTTTACTGCTGTGGGATACGATTCTTTGTTGAAAATGAAAGCAAGGGAGCGCCTTGCGGACAAAGACAGCTCCTAGCTAAAACGCAAGTCCCTGTAAGCCCACATCAACATCCAGGTCCATTTCGCCGTCCTTACGTAGATCCTTGACTCTGGGCCTGCCCTCCGAGTCAATATGTATGCGCAGCTCTCCGCCGACCCGCGCAGCCGGACCAAAAACAGGCTCTCTGCCGTCCCTCTGCGATGTCGGAGGGCCAAGATGCTTCTCCGATGACATGCTTTGGAGGCCATCAAGGCCCAAACGTTCGCGCACAAAGTCCGGCATCCATCCTGTGAGCCGGTCAACCTGACGTCCAATCCACTCAGCCAATCCGGATATGCGCTCGGATATTCCGGCCCTCAAACCGTCAATCCATTCCCTGCCCAGGTCGATAAGAGAGTTTTCCCGGAACCAGTCCAATACGGAGCTAAAAGCCCTTGCAAGCAATGTGACAGGGTTCCAGCTTGCAATCAGCCTGACTACCCTTCCAATGCCATCCTCGGTCCAGCCCAGGACTCCTTGCCATAAGCCCCGAAAAAAGTCTGAAATCCCTTCCCAGTTGCGATAGATCAGGTATGCAATCCCAGCTATGGCAGCAACTGCAGCCAGAAACCAGCCGACAGGCGTGGCCATAAGGGCCACCGTAAATTTAGCCAGCGCAGCGCCTGTAGCGACCAAAGCGTTAATTAAAACTGCACCCAGCGTCCAAGCTAGCTTGGCAATAGCCACCCCAGTCAAGGTTAAGGAAAGCAGGAAGGGTCCTGCCAAAACTCCGGCGGTTGCTATTAAGAGGTTTCTAAACCCTCCAACCCGATCCGCCAGCCAGGACACTGCCTGGCGGACGTCTTGTATCCATTCCCAGAAATTGCGAAGGCCCTGAATGATCCGCTCGCTGATAACCTCCCGGTTGGCCCTGGCCAGCTTGGTCATGTTCTCGATCCACTCATTTATTGCCGGCAGCAGATCACTGATCACCGCATTCCTGATTCCCCTTACCGTGCCCGCCAGCAGACTCATTGCGTCGTTGTACCGCTCAGCATCCCTGGCCTCCTCCTCGGTCAATATCTGGCCGGTTTCCATGTACTGCCGGACAGCTTCCTCGAACTCGTCCCTGCCCTGGTTGAGCAGGTTAACCATCTCTTCGCCGGAACGCCCGAAAGTGGCGGCTGCAAACCTCTGCTGCAGATCCTCGGACTCCATGTCCTCCATGACATCCATAATATCCATGAGCACGTCCATCCCGGAGCGCATGACCCCCTCGGAATCGCGAATGTTGATCCCGGCCCATTCGTAGGCCTTGGCCGCCTCGCCTGTTCCTGCCGCCGCTTCAGCCATTCTCCGGCTGAAGCGGCTCAGGTTACTTGCAATCATCTGTCCGCCGCCCGTGGTCATCAGGTCGGCCGCGCCCATCAATTGCTGCACCTCGCGGTGGGTCATGCTGACCCGCCGTGAGAGCTTGAGAGCCTCGTCCGCGCCCTGGGTGAATCCGGATATCAGCCGGTGCATACTGTAAGCGGCCCCGGCGGCCACACCTCCCAACATTGCAAGCCTGCGGGTTGTGGCCCGCAGAGATGACATTGTATGGCCCAGGGCATCACCCACACCCCGGGCCGCATTGGACACCCGGTCCAGCCCCGTGCGCCTGGCCAGGCCGCTCATTGCCTGGCGAATCCTGCGTACCGGCCTGGTAACCTGGTCCACCAGCTCCATAATCACGCTCGTCCGCATGGCCCTCATCGCTTCATCTCCTGGGCCAGTTCATGGGCCTGGTTACGCCACCACATAATATCATCAACATCCATCTCCATCAGGTCAGCAGGGCTGAAACTGAACATATAGGCTACACTGCGGACTGCTCGCTGCCAGTCTGCAGGGACGCGGGCAAAAAAGGCTTGATAACCTCCAGGGCATCCGCGACATCCCGGGAGTCCATTTCGTCTATAGCCGTCGGAGGCAGTCCAGCCAGGGCTGCCAGCAGGGCCATTGACTTGCCCATTTCACCGGGCGCCTGGTCCATCTTTTTCATGTGCTTACCCTTGACGCTCTTGGGCAGGCGCAGCTCCTCCAGAGTTTTTTCAGGGTCCATCTTGGACGGTTTAAAGCTGAATGGAAAATCCAGCTTGAAGATCACGCAATCGGATTCATAGATTATTTTTTCCTGCTCCACCTTTCACCCCCTATATCTTCTCAATGGATTCAGCGGCCATGCTCAGCCTGACCTGGCCCTCGCCGCTGTTCAGCTCCGGGGTCTCCGTCGTGAACGCGTTGGACAGCAGGTAGTCCTGGCCGTTGTCGGCCTCGAACAGCACTGTCGCGCCGGTAATGTTGCCCAGCGCGATGATGTCCAGATCCTCCGTGGCCAGCGCGGTGGCCTGTAGCCTGGGAGGCTGCTTTTCCTCCCGGTAAAACACCCTGTTGCCGGACATCTGCACTTCCCTGTTGGACCCGCCGGGGTCCAGGGTTGCCCCGCGTTCGGTGGGGATGTCCTCTCCGTCTATGCGGATGGTGGCGTTACCCGTCAATTTGCTCATTTCTTACCTCCTGAACTGCACTTGCTGTGCATGTATCCGGTACTGCCCAATCAGCCTGGGCGAATCTATGGTATTCAGCCTGGTGGGGTCGTCCGGGTCAACGTTTACCTGCAGGGAATCGGCGTACCCCTCGTAGTCCTGCACCCAGCCGCGTGTGCCCATGAAGGTCTCTTTGTACAGGCGCAGCAGCTCAGCCTTCGCGACCTTCGGGGTCATGATGGGCTGGGACGGGGAGTAGAACTCGCGGCTTGCGTCATCCGCCAGCTTATGCCTGGGATACTTGCGCAGAAACAGGCTGCGCTGCTCATACCTGATCCGCTCCAGGGTCTCCGGAATGTTGATATCCAGGTAACTGTCATCAGGCACCCCGGCCGGAGACTGCTGGTATGTCGTGATCTGGCGCTCGATCTGCACCGTGCCGTCATCCTGAACGGTAAACGTGGCGATCCCGTCATACAGCAGCAGATTGCGCTCGTAATCTTCCCAGCGGTCCTCCTCCCTGGGGGGCATGATCCCGCGCAGGGACAGCCTCTGCAGCGGCCTGGCCGGGTCATTGCTCAGGCTGTCAGCAGCGGTTATTGCATTGACAGCGGTCCAGATCCAGGTGGGGCTGGGGCTTTTGTTCGTGCCCATGACCGTCAAATGGGGGCTGTTGTTGTCCCCGCCGAATGTGCCGGTTTCGCTGTGCGTTCCCCGGTATGCGGCAAAAGCGCGGCCGCCCTTCTGGATCATCGGGCCGAAGCGGTCCTCCAGCTCATCCGTGATCTGTTCCAGGTTGTGGCTGTCGGTATATGGCAGGGCTATCCAGTTCCACCACTCATCACCCATTGCCGCGATTGCATCGTCGATTTCCGGGTTGGCCGCGCCTCCGGACATCTCGCTGATTCCAATTTTCAGGCCCTCGGGTCGCTCCTCGCCCCGCGCGGAGATCCGGATGTCGATGTCGTTTCCGGTCTCCCCGGCCCACCTGCATTCCAGATTGACCTTGTATGCATCCGTGCCGTCCACCTCTGCGGTAACGGGCATGCGGTCCTCGTCCCCGATAGCCTCGACAATGGCCTCGGCCACATCCTCGGGTGTATCAGTGGCCTCAACCGGCACGCGCACCCTGTATCCGGCAATGTACAGCGCCAGGGGCCTGGTCTCGGTCGGCTCGTTGGTGATTTCCAGCACCCCGGAAGCCTTGACCCCGGCCTCGTCGTCATTCAGGGGGATGGCCCAGGTCTCCAGATAGGGGTCCACATCCTTGGCATGGCGGATCATCTCCGCCAGCATTGAGCCCCGGCCGTAATAGCGCTCAGCCTGTTCTGCATTGGTCACCCGGTCCAGCGAATGGGCATCTTTTTTCCCTGTGTCGAGCTTCTGGCCCAGGAAAAGCAGCTTGCCCATAAACACGGCGGAACCGGCCAGGCGGTTGTCGAACTCGATATACACGCCCGGAATCCGCAGCTGTGCCGGTATGTCGTTAAAAACTCCTGCTCCTATCATTACTTGTCACCCTCCTCTTTCTGCACCGCGATTTTGGGCTGAGCTTTGGGAGGCGCGGCCTTTTCCACGTCCCCGTCGCGCAGCCTGCGCCGCCAGTAGGAACTCATCTGCACATGCCCCCCGGCTTCAGGTAAAAGCCGGCCGTCCGGCCTGCGAACCCTGAGGCCCTTGCGGGGCTTTAAATATACCTTGCTCATCCTATTCTTCCTCCTCGTAGGTTATGCTGGACTCGTATTCGGCCTCTCCCACCTGGTGCGTGCCGTCGTAGCCTGCGAAATCCTCCAGCTCGGACACGTCTTTCAGGGGCGGCCAGGCCAGATCAGCCAAAAACTCCGCCTCATATACGGTAATCCCTTTGCGCTGGGCACTTGCCGGAGACAGAACCGCGATTCCCTGAAATTCCAGTATGCCCGTGCCTGCATTCAGCCCAGACATGGCAGGGACTACCTGCTGCAAAATCTCATAAGCTCCGACCTGATGGGCCGCTCCGCGCCTGCGCTCCCGCTCGCCGCTGGCATGCCCGGTAACCGCATATATCCTGTAAACTGCGCTGATCCTGGCCCGCTTGCCCCTGTTGCTGGACCGTCCGCCGTCCCAGTAAACATACACGCCCGGCACCTGGCGCAGGGCCAGGGCAAGGGACTGCTCATCCCAGGGCCCGGGAAGGGTCTCCACGGTCTTCACCGATTTTCCCAGCACCTCTTTCAGACGATCAGTTATCGCGTCCTCTGCATAGGCCAGCATCAAAAGCCCTCCATGTCCTCAGATCCGAACACCCGAACACCCTTGCGCACCCTGGGCGATCCGGTGGAAGTCTCCGGCGGAGGAGTGACCCCCAGGCTGATCTTCCCCCTGGCCACGTGCTCCAGGAACTGCCTGGCGTCCTCGTATCGCTTCCGGACCTCCTCGGTGGCCAGGGTGTCATGCAGTCGAAACCTGGCTATGTCGGCAGTAACCCTGGACAAAACGGCCGGGGGCTCGGAAAGGGGCAGGCTGTAACGACTGCCCAGGTATCCGTCCACCTCGGCCGCTGCATCGTCCAAAGCTCTCTGGGCCACATCATGGTCCACCTCGCCCGAGTGCTCACGGTCGGTGAGCTCTATCATCTCGCTTTCACCGAAGCGCTTGATCAGGTCCTGGACCGTGCAGTAAGGCATGGGCTACTCCTGGCCTGCGGGTTGCGCGGACAGGTACAGCTCCACCAGGTCCGCTTTTTTTGCGTCTGTGGGAACCTCTACCTGCAATTCCTCCAGCTTTTCGGTAAGCTGCTTCACGGTCATGGCCTCCGCCTGAGCTTTCCCGGAAGGCTCCTGCACCGGGGCAACCGCCCCGGCGGCAACAAGCCGGGCAGCCTGCTTCTGGGTCAGATCAATGGTACTGCCGGGCTTATGCCTTTTCTTGCCGCGCCGGATCTGTGTCTTTACTGTGTATTGCATCTGGGCCTCCTTAATCGTCCAGGACGTCTTCGATGAGATAGCCGGAATCTATCCCGGACAGCACGGGAACGCGCTCATAAGTCACCGGGTAGATCCAGGACTTCTGGTTGCGCTCGTTGTAGGGCTCCTCAGTCAGGGGGTGGCCGTTTAACACGTAGGTGTAGCCGAACGACGGCTGCCGCCTGGACGTGATCTGCTCGGGGACGTAGGCCAGGACAGCCTTGTTGGGCCAGACATCCTTCATGTCATCGTCGCCCTCTTCCATGTACACGGACTCGAAAACAGCCACGCGCCTGAGCTTGAAATACTGGGCCAGCATGTCTGCGGTAACCGAATCCGAACTGGTGTACTTGAACTGTTCTTTGATCTTGGGGTGCCTGGAAAGGCGGGCAAAGGTCTTGCCGTTGATCCCCAGCACATTGGGTCTGAGGCCCACTTTCTTGCGCACGTCTTCCTTGTAGTCGTCCACAGCCTCGCCGGGGTCCGAATCGTCATGGCTCCACTGGTCGTCACCGCTCAGGGTCTCTTTTGAGCTGGACTCGTATTTGCCGCTGTCCGTGGCCAGCTCGGCCTGCTCGATCTCCAGGGCCAGGGTGAGGATGTTCATCACCTCGTTTACCGCTTCAGCGCCCAGGTCTATGCCGGGGACCTCGTTGGCGTCCTGCATGTGCTCCCAGGGCACCAGGCCTTCCAGGGCGTCCTGGACCAGGGCAAAGGGCTTGCCTTCGTAGCCGAACTGCAGCCGCTTGGTGCTGGCCCCGGGGGCGCGCCTGGTCTTGTACTTCTTGAACGACTCCCGCCCGAACTCGATGATCTGCCCCCCGCGCTGGCGTACAGGCACCCTGGGAAAAAGCAGGTGCCCGGATCTCTCGGGGTGGCTGTAGCCCTGGGCCACGTTGGTCAGTATCGGGTCAACCACCCGGACTTGCTTTAAATTCATGGTCATTTCTCAACGCTCCTTTTTTTATTCTGTGAATTCAGGTTTCTGGTATCTGACCAGCAAGACTTCCACGAACTCTCCGTCCCCTCCGGACTCCTCCAGGGCTTCAGCCAGGACAAAATCCTCATCGGAAACAGAGTCCACTGCTTTGCCGTCAGCGTCGGACTTGAGCGCAGCACCCTTGTCAAAGCTCCCTCCGGCCTCGACAACCGTGGTTCCCAGAACATCAACCGCCAGGTCACCCCCGTCATCAGCATCCGTCCTGGAGACCCCCAGGGCCTTGGCTCCAGCTGTATCCACCTGCTCGCCGTCATGGTCTACAAAACGGTGCTTTTTCACCTCCCCGTCAGCGACCAGGCTCAATGTCAATATAGGCATGGACTGTCTCATTTACTTGCCTCCCTGTCTGGCCACGGCGTTTACAGCCGTGACGTAATCGCAATTGTGTTTTTCCTGGTATTCCAGGACCTGACCGTGCAGGCGGGCCTTGTCCGGGTCCACGCTGTAGCCGTCCGGCGTCTCGTAACTACCGGACGGGGATTCCCCGCCTTCATCGCCGGAGCGCTCCGAGTAGTCCACAGCCTGCGGCAGGTCTTCCAGGAACCGCTTCAGCCACTGTGCAGGCTGGAGCTGCTCCTTGTTTTCCCCGAACTCCACCACGGCTTCCCCTGCGGATTCGGTTGCCTCCATGAACTGCAGCAGGCCGTCCTTATGCCTGGGAAGCACCTTGCCCTGGCTTACCAGGCGATCAACCGCGTCCTCGTGCTCGGCCCGCTTTCGCGCAGCCTCGGCCTCCTTGAGCTTCTGCTCCCTTTCGGCAAACTCCGCCTCCATTTCCCGGCGGGCCTCCTGTTTGATTCTTTCTTTTTCCTCTTTGCTCAACTGCTCATCCTCCTGTTCAGTGTTTTCGGAGAATCCCGGATCTGTTTCCGGTTCCATCTCCAGATCCTTGATCCGGTATTCCGGCACGATATCGTCGGCGCGCCGTACTCCGGCCATCTCAATGATCCATTCCCGCAGGCCCCTCAGCACCCTGGACAGGGTGCGCTCGGCCTCTCCGAACTCAATCTCCACCACGCCCTGGTCATGTCCGGAAAACTCCACCTGCTTCAGGCCCTTGACCGCCGGGGGCTGAGCCCCCAGAAAACCGACGTGGCGCAAATACCACACGCCGGGACTGGGATTGCTCGGAGAATCAGGCCGGTAAAAGCTGGCGGATACCTTTTTGTACCGCCCGGACTTGACCACCTCGGCAAACTGCTCGTCCACCTGGGTGGGCTTTGCCTGCAGGGCTCCCTCGGCATAATCCAGCGCCCCGACCCACCCATAGGCCGGCTGATCTGTTTTGGGGTGCCCGACAACGATGGGAGCCTCGTGCAACTGCGGGTCATACGCCTCTGCTGATTTTCGCAGATCGGATTCACCGAACTGCAGGGCTTCTCCGGACATTGCCGTATGGCTCCCGGGTCTGAATATTTCGATTGCCTCCATAAACCGCCTCCTGTTACAGGATTTTTGTATATATTTTCTGGTAAATGCCGCTTATTTTCCGGGACAACCCGCGTCCCATCCCCAAACCGACCATCCTACATTCCACGTGCATGGGGTTTAGTATGTGCCGCATTCGATCCAGAGACCTGTTTAAAAGGTGTTTAATTTTTCCATACATGGCCGCCTAAGCCTCCGCCCGACCCTGGGCAGGGGGAAACGATTTAAAACGCTCTCAGAGGCTCTCAGCGCCTTCTTTCAAAAGCATGCCTGTAAAGTATCCGGGAGACCTCGGCAGCATTACCATCAGAGAATCCCAGATACTGCCTGGCCGGGATCTGGATCTGGGCATTCCTGGTACGGATTATCCCTCCCAGCTGGTGTATGGCTGCGTAAATCTTGTCCGTGCCCTGCTCCAGGGCAGTTCTTGAGGTCCGGTAGTGTATGGACCCCCGAAGGCCCGGGCCGCCGCGCTCTGTTAAAATTTTGTCGTTTCTTTTCTTGGTCCAGGTTAGAGGTGCAAGATCCTGCCAGGGCTGCCCATCCGGGTCGTGCTCACCCCGAAAGCGATCGTCCACGACGCGCTGCATGTATTCGCCCGCATCCCTGAAAGCCGGCCTGGGGTCGCTCATGCGCTGCATTACAGCCTGCAGGGCGTCTTGCGCCTGCTCATCATCAACCCTTACATGCAATCTGATTCCGGCCATTTCACCCCTCAATCAAACGGATCAGGCTCTTTTTCTTTGGTCTTTCTAAGGTGCCTGGCCAGGGCTGAGGCCAGAGCGCCTGGAAGCTTTCTGCTTTTGCGCTCGGCATGCTCCCTGGTGCGCTCGGCAACACTCTTTCCCGGTGCGTAATCCCAGCCCGGGTCCAGCCCCTTGGGCACATCGTGCACCTCGCCGGTCTTGGGGTCGGTCCATTGTTTAGCCTGCCTGGGCGGAGCCTTGTCAGGCTCAGTTTTTCCCATGCGCTCCAGGTCATGCCCGGAAAGGGCCACTACACGGCAGGAGCATCCCCATCCGTTGGGAGGATAATGCTCGTCCCACCAGGAGTCATCCGCAGGCAGAACCAGGCCGTCCCATTCCAAGTGCTCAGGCCTGGGGTCGGCTGATCCGCCGTGACGGTATTGCCAGTAAGGCCTGGACTCTTTTAGCTCCGGGTCGGACAGCTGCGCATAACGTCCGGCCTGATATGCAGTGCGCAGGTTGGCTTCGTAGATGATCCTGGATCTCCAGCCTCTGCTGCCCTTATAGTTCCAGCCATGCTTCTGCACTGCCTGGTCAAATTTCTTGCGAAACTCCGTAAGCGTCGTCCCCTCGGATATGGCCTGATCCACAGCAGATCTCAGATCAACCAGGAGGTCGGCCTTTGCCGCCCCGGCAGACATAAAGGCCACGTCATGAGCCTGCTTCCAAAGGTCGTTCCATCGCTCGGTAGGCACATTGATCTTGCCCCTGAAAAACTCGATGGCTTCATCGAATGAAAGTGACCCGTATTCAACAGGCATCAGCCCTCCGTATCCCCCGACTCTTCGGCAATCTCAAACATCCCGGCCAGCATGGATGCGGCCACGGCCTTCTGCATTATCCTGGCCAGCTGGTCATCCGGCACCTCGTCAAACATCTCTGTGATTCTGCCCCTGGCTTCCTCAAGGGTGTTGGCCTCATCTATGGCCGATCTGGCCGCGTCAATCATCCGGTCCATAGCGGTATCGCTTTCTGACTCCAGCTGATCCGCCAGCCTTTTGGGGACCTCGTCCTCTCGCTCGGAAAAAGAAGCGGCCGGCACTTGATGTTTTGCCGGGTCATCCTCCCATCCATCGCCATATGTATCGCGTATGTATTGCAGGCTGGGCTTGAATCCCAGGCGGGCCACTCGCTCGTCTCGTTCTGCCACCTTGCCCAGGTCTTCCGGCTGCTCCAGCTTTCTCCAGACCTTGGGCGTGGCCGCGTTTGGGTAGTTCCACTGCACCAGCCACCTGGCCGGACCCCTGTTAAATGACTCGCAGATCACATCCGCATCCGCCTTTACAATGTCGTCGCGCACATGGCTGGCCATGTCCTCACCGCCCAGGCGGCCGGGGGTTGAATCCGCAGATCCGGAGTGTCCCAGGACCACCTTGCTGATAGCCTTGTCCATACGGTCATACAGGGACGCATAATCAGCGGTTCCGCTGCGGGCGGCTTCGATGAGCTCCACATCCATGCCCTCGGGCAAAATTACGCCGGACTCGGTATGTATGGCCGATAACGCATCCAAAAGCCTTTGCTTTTCCTGGGGCGTGGCGTTGGCCGGATACTTGCCTTTGCCTGTGGGCTGGCCGAACTTGTCCAGAAATATCAACCACAGCCGCAAACCGGAGCGCTTGAAAAATACCGGCCAGTAAAGATAATGGCCCAGGCCCAGGCCGTAGGGTTCGTCATCGTGATCGGCTCCGGCGCTGTACACCCAGAACTTGCGTTCCGGCATCAGCTCACCCATTGGCTGGGAATGTGTTTTCAGCCGAAGCCGTCCGGCTCCGTCAAAGCCGAACCTGCGCCTGTTGCGCACCCGGATATCCCCCAGGGCCACGTGCCTGCCGTCTCTGACATAGAGGCATTCAGCCACGGCATATCCGTAGAAAACCCCGTAGTGCATGCGTTTTGTCAAGGCATCAAAGTTTATCTGCTGCAGCTGCTCGCGCAGAAAATCGGCAGCCGTCTTGTCATGTACAGTGTCGCCCCCAGGCTCGACATACCATTCCGCCTGAACCAGGGCGTCCTGACGGCTCCCCCAGTTGGCTGAAACCTGATCGTCCCGCTTCAGCTCCTCGTAAACCTGCAGGTCCCCGCCTCCCCGGCGCATCAGCACCTTGTCCTCGGGCTGCATCAGCTCCAGGGGAGACAGGTAACCCCTGGTTATATCCCGGCCATCCTGGGTGGTTGCAACTTCATTCATCTCCGGTCTTTCAGGCATCTAAAATCCTCCGGTGTCCACGTTTCCGCCTACTGCTCCGAAGCCGACTCTTTCCATTTTTTCCAGCGGTTCCGCTCCCACCCTGGTCCTGCCTGTGGACTGGTATTCGATTACTCCCCCGTACTCTATGTTCCTGGCTGCATAGTAAGCCAGGCATCCAGCTATGGCTGCGTCTCCGTGACGCTTGGCCTTTTTCCCCGACAGCGTTGTAACTGCGGTGCGCTCATCCCTGGGGACCATAGGTACACCCTTGATTTTTTTTATGGCCCTGTAGTCGTCTCGAATTTCAGGGTCCCTGGGAATGGGGAAGGTCTTGTCTTCAAAAGCCGCCTTAAAAGGAGGCATGTGCGTTGTGTACCAGGTGGTGCTTAAGCTTATCTCGTGAATCCTGTCCGGCCCTCCGAATTTCTGTCTGGCCCTCTCAGCCAGAAAAGCACCATTGCCGCCCTTGTCCAACGCGCCTCCGCCCAGTCGGGGGAATTTGCCGACGGTGTAAAACAGTGCCTGCTCCTGCTGCGCGAACGGGCAGTCCCGCAGCTCCAATACAAAAGGGGTCATCCATGTCATTTCAAAGGTTTCAAATATGGGCCATATATCCGTGAGGTCAGCCACCCTGCCGAAGTCCTCACCGAACCAGACGGGCTTGTCCCGGTCCAGCCGCAACAGGTGCGGCAACACATTAACTTCCAGCCATTCAGCCATATCCCGGAACCGGGTATCGTCAGGCCAGTCCACAAAGTCCCTGGCCGGGGGCTCCCAGCGCAGCACCGGGATTTCATCCGTCATTGCCGCTTCAATCATGGTTATGGGCAGATAGGCCCCGCTGCCCCGGGAAGGAATAACGTCAAGCTCTTCGCCTGCGTCCTCCCCGTAAAAGTCGTAGACACCCTGCACCCACTCCTCTTCTTGCTTCTTGTCCCAGTCTCTTCCCAGGCGGAGGCAAACGCGGCTATACAACCCCTGCTCAACAGCCTCCATGAAAGTAGTTTTGTGCACCGTTCCTTTTCTCTTCCCGGATCTAATGTCATGCACAAACTCGTTAAAAGGGTTTTCCTCTCCGTCGTGGGTGCTGAGAATTCGGACCTTGCCGCCCCATATCAAAAAAGCTAGGGCTGCTTTTATTAATCGGGGAAGCTGGTCGTGATAGGCAGCCTCATCCAGGACGGCAACCCCCTGCCGCCCGCGTAAATTTGTCGGCCTGGAGGACAGGGCCACTATTCTATGCTTGCTTCCCGGAAACCGTACTGTATAAGTCTTGATGTGCTTGTCTTCGCTATCCTCTTCCCATATCCCTTCCTCAATCTCTGAAGCAGCGTAGTTGAATGACCTGGCCCACATGGCGCAATACTCTATATACTCAACCGCCATGTCTTGGTTGTAGCCAATATAGTACACATTTTGCCCCCCAGCCTCTTTTGATGCAGCAGCTATCAACGCATTATCAGCGGCTTCGGCCCATGTTATACCAATTCGCCTGCTTTTCTCGCAGACCTTTACCATGCTTTTTTCAGCAATCCATTCTCTTTGGTAGGGAAGTAGAACCGCAGGCAGGTTTGCGTCTACATTCTGCTTCGAGGTATTTGGTATGTCCTGCTTCAACTTATCGCTCATGCCACTCCCAAAATCTCTTTGCGTATTTCCTGCACAGCTTCAGATGACAGGCCGCCTTTTTTGGCCACCTTGACCGCCTTGTCCGCTGCCCTGCTGGCGGTCTCCTGCCTGATGCGCAGCTCCCTGTCCGCGCTGATCTTGTCCGCGCTGGCCAGGTCCTTAATCGTTCGGGCCAGGTAAGAAATATCTTTGGGGTCGGCTTCTTTTTCGTTTTCACCCATCTGGCCCATCGTGGAAAAGGCCACGGTCCTGAGCATTTCTGACAAGAGCCTGCCCACGTCCCCGTCCGGCTCTTCTTCCAGCTTACCCACCCAGGTCCTGGCTATCTCCTGGGCCTGGCGGTACTTTTCCATCTGCTCCTGGGCGGATTTTACATAGCGTCCTATGGCCGATCTGGACGGAGCCTCCTCGCCCTCCAGCTCCAGGAGCCTGTCCCGGATCTGATCTATTGTGGCCCGGCCATCCCGGACCATCTTGTCCAGTTCTTCCCGGGCCTCAGGGCTGATCTGCTGTACTGTGCTCTTTCTAGGCATGTACTCTTTGCGCCTTAGCGTCTTTGCGTAAGGATCTTTATTCCGGCAGCGGCCTGGCCACGCCGGTAACCCTGGATTTCCCCGTTGCCACGTCTAGGCCGCGCTGGGTTATCCTGGCAATCCTGTATCCGCCCGGACTGCTGATCTTTACCAGCTGCTGCTCCTCCAGCCAGTCGAGGTCCCCGGCCACCTGGTCGAATGATCCGGCCACCGGAAGGGCCTGATAAATCATCCCCTGCCCGGCCTCGTACCCCGGCGTTTCAGCCAGGAGCCGCAAAATTTCCAGCCGCCTGTTTTTGGTGATTGTTTCCTGGTAGCCCATTATTTCTCCAGCAAATGTTGATTGATAATATCCAGGCTTCGTCTCACCTGAGACATCTGGCCGCTCTGCTGTGAAACCTTGCGGTCCACGTCGTTTATTCTGTCGTAAATTTTTGAAAGGTCTTCTGCGGTAACCTTGGAAGCATCAGTTGCGGCATGCGACTTTTCCAGCTCAGCAAGCTTTTCTATGGCTTTTCCTGCTGAACCCCTCATCTCTTCCTGGCATTCCCGGCACTCTTCTTTACTCACAAACTTCTTTGACAGACTCCACATTCCCCACGCCAGTAGTCCCTGCACAATCAAAATGATTGGCGGTAAAAGCCTGCTCAGCGTCTCAAGTAAGTCCATCCTCAACCTCTCTCTGGCATTCGATGCATCTGAGACATCCGGGGACCGCTGCTCTCCTGGCCTTGGGAATCATGTCCCCGCACTCGATACACTCCGGGGTGTTGTTTGTTGCTGCAGCCCGGGCCTGGCTCAACCTTCTCTGCATTTCAGCCTGGGCCTGGTCCATAAAAAAGTTTTGTGACTGTTGTGCCCTGTCCACTATATCCGCCACTATCTGTCCTCCAGTTCATCAAGGCATGAATCACTGTATTTTCTGATCTCCCCGACTCTGGTCCATCCTTCCCGGCCCCACTGGTGCAGCCGGGTGATATACTCGGCCACGTCGCGCTGGCTGTATCCCCCGCTTGGGGGCTGCGGGGGCAGCTGCTGCATTGTCAGCCCATCGGGCACGGTGCACAGCACCGGAGCTGGAAGGATGTCCGGCACCGGCTGCGGCCTGGATGCACACCCAGCCAGCAGGGCCAGGGCTATTAATGTCAAAGCCATATGACGCATTATTGCAGCGCCTCCAAAGTATCCCGCAGCACCGGGGCCACTGGGCCGTCTTCCTCGTCCGGGGCCTGGCGGATCTGCTCGCGCAGGCTTTCGTAGTGCGCTTCCTGGGCGCTCAGTTCCTGCTCCAAATCCCGGACAGACTGCCGGGCCTGTTTGTATTGCTGTTCCATCTTTTCCGCCCTGGACTCGTGCGACCTGGCAGCGTCCTTCCACCTGTCGCGGCTGTCGCGTATTTCAATGACCTGGGATTCCAGCTGTCCAGTCTTCCAGGAGTGATAAGCCCACGCGCCTCCGGCCAGCATGGCCAGGACGGCGGTGCCTCCGGTCACCCACTTCAGAGCCGGTCCAAGTTTTAAAAATCTTATGGGCATGTGCGCCTCCCCGGCCATCCGGCCCTGATATATAGCGGCTCCAGGTCTTGGATTATCCGGCGCACGTAATGCCGGTTTTCCTGCTCCGCCCAGTCCGCCCTGGATGTGTGGTGCTCCACGTTGCACCACCACTTTTCAGGATCTTTCCCGGCTTCTGCTGCCAGCCTCTTGTCCCTGTTCACCCAGCCCAGCCCGCCGTTGTATGCGGACATGGACATGGCCCACAGGTGGCAAGCATCTGCGGCCTTAATGCGCTGGTTGTGCCAGTAGTTGTACCGAGCCATTGCCTGCATGGCCCAGCCGGGAGAGTAAGGGGCAGCCTTACCCAGGTCAGGGTATATCTCGGAGATCCAGGAAGAGGTGTCAGGCATGAACTGAGCAAGTCCCTGAGCGCCCACCGGGCTATCCACGCCCGCGCGCCAGGTGCTTTCCTGGTGGATCTGGGCGGCATGCAGGGCCACCGGTCCGTCCAGCCCGAACTCATGCTGCACCGCCCGCACCAGGTCCCGCTTATACTTGTTGGCCTCCTGGGGTATCTGAGATGCTGCGGCCTGAGCACTCAGCGCTAAAGCCAGCAACGCCAGCAAAAAACCAACAGCCAGTTTCTTCATTCCTGAATCCCTCAATTAAAGGCCCAGGCCCAGCGCAATAATCGCCGCACCCACATATATGGCCCGGACCAGCATGGCATTGCGCCGTTCCTCGCCTGTAAGCTCATGCACCCGTGCATACGGATGCAGGCTGCGGTAGATCCAGTATCCTAGAAACGCTGCCAGGGATACTTTGGTCAGTATCCAGAGCAGTACCCCCAGCTGGTGGGGGCTGGTTATGCCGATAAAGACAGTCATGACCCCGGCCAGAAAAAGCCAGGGCCAGGCGCGCAGGAGGTCAAACTTTAAATTGATAAATCTTGATACACTCATGGCCTCAGCATACATCGAGGGATGCAGATGTTAAAGCGGGTGATGTCCTTCTCAGTCCTCCCCAGTCCACCTCTGACACAGTTTTTTTGCACAAAAAAAAGCCCGACACTCTATTTTGAGCGCCGGGCTTTAAACTTCTTTTAAGCACTACCTTCTGCCTGGAGCAGGCGGGGCTCTGGGGCTTCCCTTTTCTATCATAAAATTTCGTCTCCGGTCTGGGAATTGATATATGCCCTTACGCTTCGCGCAGTATAGCGTACCGGGGTGTCGCTGGTAGGCTTGATTTGCCCTGTCCTGGCCAGCCTGTACACGGACTTTTTGCTCAGGCGCAAAATCCTGGCCACCTCATCCGGGCGCAGCAGCACCCTGGTGCTTAATAGGTCCTTGTCGCTGACCTTCATGCGTTCATCCCCTCTCTTGATTTCTGCCTCTCCAGGGCGGCTACTATGCCCTGCAGCTGGTCCGGATACAGCCACTCCACCCGGTCAGTTTTATACATTCGCTTTGCCAGGGCATGGGCATAGGCCGGAACTGGCCGCTCCAAACAATAGCACAAAGCCCATACCTTTTTGATCAGCTGGGCTTTTTCCGGGGCAGGCTTAACCTGGCTTTTCCGGGGTCTCGGCTCCCAGCCAATTTTCTCAAAATGTGTGCAAAGCTGAACCAGCTCGTGGTTCTTAAGCTTCCCGGCGCTGCTAGATCCAAACAGATCAGACAGGATTCCACGGTAAATATCCTCCGGCAATCCCAGGTCTTTTTTTGCAATATGCACTTTAGCCAGCAGCGCCCGTCTGTTTGCTCTATGTCCTCTCACTGCTTACCCCCAGTTTCTGTCTTAACTCCTGCAGCCTGGCCTTCATCTCTTCCGGCTCCATCCGCCTGGGCCCATCTTCAAGCTGGTCATCCTGTGTGGTCCTGCTGCCTGGATCCGGCCTGTACGTTCTGGACTTCTCTTTTTCCCGGTGGGCCAGCTCAAAGCCCTTTTCAGCCAGGCCGTAAGCAATAGCTCTCAGATAGTTGTGTCCGTCCAGGGGCCGGTCGATCTTTCCTGATGAGTCCATATCCAGGACGGTCTGAATACCCTGGGACCAGTAAGCCGGGCTGTTTTCCAAAACCCGGCCTGATTTCCACTGAATATTCCTGTCTGTGGCCAGCCGCTTCAGCTCAGAAACGATTTTCAGCACCCTGGGTCCGGTCAAGGCCCGGTCAGATCCGGGCTTGCGAAACATGGCCAGGTATTTGACCGCCTGCCTGGGCAGATCTCCGGGCAGGCTCAGCATCTCAGCCAGGGCTTTTTTATAGTCCTCCTGGGCCAGGAAATTTTCCACTGGGCCGTAGTTTCCGCAGATGGGGCAGGTGGCTTTCATGGTTTGACCCACTCTATTTTATCGCAATTCTTCACCAAGTGCCGACGCAGAGACTTGGCGCTGTTCCAGTGCCAGAGATGCACGGTTACTTTTTCATCAGGATCTATCTTCATGCGTTTAAGCATTCTTTTAGGCAGGCCTTTCCACATATTCTTTTTCCAGCGATTACGCACAGAAGGCCGGGCGAATTTGCGCCGGATCTCGCAGTCTTCCAATAGCCATTTACCCTTAAACTTTCTGTCAATATACCACACGATAGCGAATCTAAGAGTTCCTTCTCTCTCAACGTTGAAGGTCACTTTGTACCCGTCACAAAACAGTTCAGCCCAGCCATATGGATAGGACAGATTTTTCTCAAATTCTTCCCACTCTTCCTTGCTAAGCATGGCCATCCTCCCTTTCAGACGAACCCTGAACATGAATAGACAACAGATACGCCGCGTGCATGGCAGGAGTTCTGAACTGCTCATCTGCCTCGTTGACAATCTTATCAAAAAGTCGCTGACCATCCGGGATCTGGCTGAAATCAATGTGCAGGGTCGGGCCGGACGGTTTAAGCTCTGCAAAACCGCCTGCAGTCTTAAGCTCTTCAGTCCTGGGCCTTGCCACCTGGGCAGTGTACTCTTGTTCGTGGACGCCCAGGTCAACACCCAGCTTTTCTTTAATTTTGATCATGTTCGTATAGTTGGGCCTGGACTCCCCCTTTTCCCATTTGCCCCAAACAGTAAAGTGGACCCCTGTCAGGCTGGCCATTTCAGCCTTGGTTCGTTCCCCTCGGATCTCCTTCAATTTTTCTGCAATGCTCTTTTCCACGTCTTCTACCTCCTGATTTGTTGCCGGTTCATCATGGGCGCGGGGAGCAGTCCAATTCCTCGTCAAGCCTGGCCCCCATGACCACTCACTCTCAGCACCCTGCATCTCTTCCCAATCACACGATTTGCAGGCATGAGGCTTGAGCGGGGTATAGCCAAAACCGCCCTCATGGCTTTCCGGCCTGCTCCTGGTTTCTGCACATGCTGCCGGAGTCATCCGGCACTTAAGCGCTGAGCAGTAAAAGGTGTTCTCAGCCAGGAATCTTTCAGCGTCCACAGCTAGCCTCCTTTTTTGCCTGCTTAAGCCTCTGCGCCACGCCTGGAACAGCCCGACGCCCGAACTGCTGCAGCTCCCGCAAAAAATCCATCTTTTTGCCGTGATCGATATTTGAGGCCAGGATCCTTTTGTGCAGCCGCTTATACTCCGGCCAGGATGTCATTTTCTGATACCTCAGACTGCTCATTCTCCCTCCCTTATTTCTCTGATCCAGCGCTCCCGCTGCTCAGGTTCGATCAGGCAGCAGTCCTCAGGCGGGCTGTCGCTGAATATGTGCAGTGCAGCACAAAACGGATGACGCACCGGCCTGATCCCCAGGGTGCACTTGCTCTTGCAAAACCCCAGCGCCTTTGCCTTTTCTTTTTTGATGTATTTCATAAATCACCTGTCTTCAGTCGGCTCCGGAACATGCCAGAGTTCCGAAGCCTCAGAAGGAGGTCTGTCCGTTATTCTCTGTCCGGGCTACTTCTCACCGGCCAACTACCGGCAATTCGCCCGGACCTGCACGGCACCGGCAGCTACATGATCCCCCCGTAGGGCACGGGGGAAACTTCACCTGCTGCCCAGGGGCAGCGCTGAAGACTGTGAGGAATATTTCTGCCTTTGGGCTCATACTGTGCGTGGTGTTTCCTGAGCTTTGCCCGGCAATCGTCACAAAACTTGACATCTCGGCCCCTGGACCCAATAAAGTGAGGATCTACAGGCTTAATCTGCCTGCAGCGTTTGCAGCGCTTTTCTTTCATATCAGCCCATCCTCCTCATCGCATGAGTCATCCATTAGTTCGTACAGATCCTCGACATCTCCATGTATCCGTTCGATTTCGCCCATTACGGTCAGATCCAGGTCATCCCAATAATACGCGCACTGCTCCAGGCTTTTCTTAATTTTTCCCAGCCTGGCTCTGGTGTGCTGACGGGCTCTCTTTCTTGTGAATTCAGGCATCCTCTTTCCTCCTGTAGCTGCTCGTTGCAGCCAGAAAGCGCAGGCAGGTAGCAGCGGTCTGGATGGCTTCTTTGCGCATATCTTCCAAAGGCTTGCCCTCATAATAAAACCTGTTTGCCGCCCGGATCAGCTCCCCGGCTTCCTCGGCCACAATCCCTGCCGCATGGACTGGATCATCAGGCCAGTCCGGGTGTATATTCTCCGCCCTGACCCTTTCGGCCTGGACGGCCTTAAAGATCTGCAACTCCTGTCTTCCACAAAGCCAAGTTCCAGGTTTATTCTTTGAGCTCATAACTGATATCCTCCTTTTTCTTCCGTTCCGTGCCGATGGCTGCCAGGCGCTCATCCGGCCAGTCCTGGATCACGTCCCAGTCCACACTTTCTTCAATCCGTATGCCGTCATGCCACTCCAGGCCTTTCAGCAGCTCCACATTCACGGTCTTGGCCTTGCGAACCATGAGGCGGCAAGTATAGAACAAAGATCCCGTTTCCAGGTGGACCGAATCCGCCCCGTCAAAAATCTCTTTCCTGTTCTTTTTGGCCAGGGTGAAAAGCTCCTTTTCCATACCCTTAAGCACTTCATTGTACTCATTAATGATGGGCTGATGTTTTGCTTTTAACCCTTCCAGCTCTTCCTGATATTCGGCCTGGGCGCTGCGCAGCTCGGCTGAGGCGGCGGATATCCATTCCATGAGCTCTTCAGCTCTTTCTTGCGGCGTGACATTTAAGCTGTTACCCGCAGCTCCTCTAGATTTGACTGGAGTGATTCCCCTAACTACCGGACGCTTGCTGCTATCTTTAGTCATGGGGAACCTCCGCCTGAAGATTCAGCTGGATCTCGCCCACAAGCTTGTGCAGTGTCGTCTTCCTAATCTTTGCTTCCAGGGCCAGCTTTTTCAGACCTTGACTTCTGAGCCTGCGGCAGTAATCAGCCAGGTCAGATCCGGCAGTGGCCAGGTAATACCCACCGCCGGACCTGGTAGCTGTGGATCCCACAGCCACCCCCTCTTTTCTTAGCTGAGTAATGAGAGAGCGCAGCTTGCGCGTGCCGTTTATCCTGGTCCTGGGATCACCGCCGTACACTGCACGGTACAGGTCCGGCATGGAGATAGCTCTGCCAGGCCCGGGATGCCTGCTGAGCACAGCCAGGACTTTATACTTGTCTTGTTCGCTATGACGCCGCTCTTGCATCGTCCCCTCCATTTTCTCTGGTGTTTTTCAAGGCAGGGTTCACGACACACCGGCACTGCGGAGTGTCGACAGGACCCAGGCCGCCTTCCAGCTCTCTGGCCTGATCAGCTGCGTCAAGAAGTTCCTTTTTTACTAAGCGGATCAATTGCCAGTGATTTTCCTCTACCTGGCCGCCGAGTGCGCCCAGGGCCTTGCTTGCACCCATGATTTTTTCGTACAGCATTGTTATTCCTCCGTTATTTTATGGCCTTGGTCACGTTGTCTTTAAATGGATAGCCTGCGGTCTTTATCTTTTTCCCCAAAAAGGATTCATATGTCAGATAAACTTTTTCTTGTTTGGTTCCGATTATCTGCATTTTTCCAGACTTCCTGGTGGCGATAAAGCCATCACCGATATCGGCTATCGCCTGAATTGCAATTCGGCTGAAATTTGGTTCATCCAGGGGACCATCAAACAACACATGCGATGCCTCAGCAAAGGTTTTAACGTACTGCCCAATAACCACTATCACTCTATTATTCCTCCGCTATTCTATGGTATGAACGACGTTGCCGTCCTTGATTATCTGGATAGAAGCATCTTCCCATTCCCCGTCATATTCTGTGCCAGGCCCCATCCAGTCACCCACGCTGTCATCAAAATAAGGCTTGCCCGCCTTAAGGTGCTCCGAAAACTCATCGACGAACTCTTGCAGTTCGGTGTCATCCATCTCAACCTGCCTCTTGTGAGTGACGATCTGTGTCACCTCCATGATTACCTTTGCCATC